CTTGCTGGTGATGCGCTAACAGTTAGCTACAACAATGTTGCTTTGGGATACCTTGCGTTATCGACAGACACAAAAGGAAATAACAGCGTTGCGGTTGGTAGGGGTGCTTTAGAAAATCAAAACTTTACTACTGCTACTGACAGTAACAATACGGCTGTTGGCAACAATGCCGGACAAGCAATCACCACGGGAGTCCAGAACACCCTCATTGGCGCTGGTGCAGGTGATGCAATAACTGCGGGTAAATTTAATGTTTCGCTGGGTTACGCATCATTAAGTGGTAACACTGTAGGGTTTGGTTCGGTTGCAGTTGGGCATAGCGCCTTGCAAGCTCAAAATTATACGACTGCAACTAATGCTTACAATACTGCTCTCGGGCATATAGCAGGCGCAGCAGTCACTACGGGAACCCGCAATGCTCTTGTAGGCTCTTTATCAGGCGATGCTTTTACGGATGCAGATGACAATGTGGGATTGGGTTTTGCGACATTAAGCTCAGACACACTAGGGAGTAGAAGCACTGCGGTAGGTTCTTATGCTTTGCTAACTCAAAACAACACTACGGCGACACTCAGCTACAACACAGCAGTTGGTTATGAAGCAGCCAGCGGCCTTACTACGGGAATTCACAATACTTTTGTTGGCGGTCTTGTTGCTCAAGGCGCAACTGTAACTGGTAGAGACAATACTTGTGTTGGTTTTAACTCAGGAAACTCTCTTACTTCTGGCGCTAACAACTTACTCTTAGGCCATGACGCAGGCATTGCCGGTAGCCCGGGCGGAGCCACTGTAACTGGCATTAATGGAATAGTCTTTGGCGATGAAAGTATAGCGAGTGCTCATATTCAAGTAGCTCTTACCGTAGCGTCAGACCAACGGGATAAGACTGACTTCGTTGACTTAGACCTTGGCTTAGACTTTGTTAAAGCCCTAGAGCCTGTCACTTATTACTGGGACAAGCGTTCCAAGTACGGTGACAAGTACGCCGATGACTACGATCTGAACGCACAAACACCAGACGGTACGCACAAAGAAGACTGGATGGATGTTGGTTTCAAAGCCCAATCTGTGTTGGCGCTTGAAGAAGCTGCTGGCTACACCGCCGCCGCTAAGAAAAACCTTACTGTATCGCTTTCAAATGATGGCAAACAGTACGGTCTTCAGTACGAAAAGTTCGTACCAATCCTTGTCAAAGCCATAAAAGACCAAGACGCAATTATAACTGCACTCACTGCGCGTGTCGCCGCGCTAGAATCATAGGAGGACATCATGTCTGAAGAAGCAGTAGCCCGTACCGATGAAGAAAAAGCCAAGATGTACCAAGCCATGTTAGATGGCGCGAATGTCATCACCAGTGTGCTTGATGCTGATAACGAGTTCGGCAACGATCTGACCAATGAAGAAAAGCAAGAGAAGGTTTTGCGTAGTGCTGGGTACTTAGAGTACGGCAAAGCCATAGATGATTGGGGGTCAGAAGACTTCACCGCCATTGACTCTGCTGTAGCAGCCGCAAAAGCATATACACCATAAGGAAAAATAGACCGTGCAAATTAGCCTAGAAGAAAACGAGATCAATGCAATCCTAGCGATCCTTGGCGACATGCCAAGTAAGTCAGGCACATGGCCTTTGATGATGAAGATTAAGGTACAAGCTGACGCCCAGATGGTTGATCCCGAAGAGCCTGTAGAAGAAGGCGAGGAAGAGACTGAAGAAGTCGTAAATGGCTGAAATACAGTTTCAGATGCACCCGCTGCCGTCAGTGTTCCTGATGGAGTTGGACATCCCGACAGAGTTTGTTGATTCGTGTAACGACTATCTTGATGAGCTAGTCACACAAAACGACAGGGTTAGCGCAGCGCATACGCTGGTGGGCCAGATCAAGACAGGCGAGCAGCTAGTAATGGATCACGAAGATCCAAGGCTAGCACCGTTTTCTAGGTTCTTGTGCGAGATGGGCGTGACGTATATTAACCAGTTTATGGGCCAATCTGGTCAGGTGCTGGATGGCAACAGAAACGTCGAGATGGATGAGCTATGGTCGGTTCATAGTTACGAGGGTGACTACAACCCGATTCACGATCACGGCACGAAAACTGTGATGGGTATTAGCTGCACGACATGGACTAAGGTGCCGCCTCAGATAGTGCAGGGGCCAAGACCGGGATCGCAAGAGTTCGGGTTGTATAACGCCTCTGGCGAAAGTGATGGCTGTCTCTGCTTTAACTACGGGCAGAGCAGTACATGGGATAGAGAACGGCTTAAACCTACGCAGAACGTCGTAGTAAGGCCGCAGGTGGGGCGCTTATACATGTTCCCATCATGGATGCAGCACATGGTTTATCCCTTCCAAGGTGAGGGTGAACGAAGGACGGTAGCTGCCAATATCAATTGTTTTCCTGTTGAGGGACAGCAAGATGGAAATAGCGTCAGTTAGCAATACTGCTCAAGTCAGTTGGAAGCAGGTCGCAGTACAAAAGCAAGAACGTCTACGAACAGGTGCAGACGGCGAACCCGTTAAAGAAACGGTCGAGACAATAATGCCTATTTTGTATACCCAAAAGGGCAATAAAATTGAAGCGCAGCCCCTTGCGCCTACACAACGAATAAATATAACCGTTTAGAGGATTGTTCGATGGCTGAAATGACTACGGCGCAAAAGCGAAAGATGATAGCTGAATTACGCAAAGCGTCTAAGCTACACGCAGGACAAGCAGATAGGCTAGAAAAAACCTTATCCAGCAAGAAGAAAAAATGAGCGACAAAGGCGAACAAGCATTGAACGAAGTCAACGCCCATGAGCGAGAGTGCGCCTTGCGCTACCAACGTATCGAAGAGCGCCTTGCAGAAGGCTCTGCTAAGTTTAAGCACTTAGAAAACCTTATCTACGGACTGTACGCATTGATTGCAGCGGCAGCATTGCCGCAGTTTTTTATGGGGTAAGCGATGATTATTGAATCTGTTGCAGCCGCTGGCATGTTGCTCCAGCAGATCAATACGGTCATTCAAAATGTGAATGAAGGTAAGGCCAATGTCGATCAGGCAATGGCTTTGGTGTCCGATTTTGGCGAGGCGCTTAACGTATTTGAGGTTGACCGCAAGTCTTCAACATTCAGCCCTCTAAGCAAAAACGACATTTTGAAGCTACAAATGCTTCGCAGGTCGCAGGAGCGATATCAAAAAGATCTTAGGGATTTGCTATTAGTCGCAGACCCAGCGCTTCTAAAAAGCTATGACGAAGCAATCTGGCAGCAAGAAAAAGATAGAAAGGCTCATCAAGCTATGTTGAACAGGAAGCGTAAAGAGCGTGAAAAGTTAATCCATACTATTTCGGTCGGACTGATAACTTTCGTCATTGGGGGTGGCGTAGCTATCGGTATTATATTTTTAATTATTAAAGCGTTTGGGCCATAGTTATGAATGCAAAGCGATTAGAGGAAAACAGTGAATACGCCGAATACGATGCGGATGGTGATGGCGTAGTTTCTGATGAAGAGATTGAAACTAGCAAAGAGTTGCTTGAACTACGGTTGTACCATGAGCGGGCCGACGCGCAACGAGCTATGAGTTGGTTCGCGCTGTGGGGTATGTTGTTGTACCCTAGTTTGGTCGTGGCATCAGAGCTTTTCGGATTGACTCAAGCCGCTTCTATTTTAGGCGACATGGCGGCAGTCTACTTTGTATCTGTTGCGGGTATACTGGCTGCGTTTTTTGGCGCACAAGCATGGTCTAGTAGATCAAATGGTTCGAATAAATAGAGCGTTTAAACATTATGGGTTTACAAAGATTCAATTTTAAATCGGGTATTTATAAAGAAGGCACTGCGTATAGTAATGAGGGCCGATTTTTTGATGCTAACTTTGTAAGATTTCGATCTGGTTTTCCCGAAAAAATGGGAGGCTGGGTAAAGAAATACACATCATCATTTATTGGAACGTGTCGAAAGATAAAGCAGTGGGTTTCATTAACAGGCACAAAGTACATTGCACTTGGAACTACAAAGAAAACGTACATTATACAAGGTACAACATTTGTAGATGTTACACCTATACGCGCGACAACGAGCGCGGGTGATGCAACGTTTTCAGCATCAAATGGAAGTTCTACCGTTACTGTAAATGAAACAGGTCATAATGCTGTTCAGGGTGATTTTGTTACTTTTAGTGGTGCCGCATCATTAGGCGGAAATGTTACGGCAGAAGTGTTAAATCAAGAATATGAGATATTAGCAATATCTAGCTCTAATGCATTTACCATAACGGCTAAAGACACATCGGGCGTGACTGTTACTGCAAATGCATCAGACTCAGGCAATGGTGGCAGTAGCACTGTAGCGGCATTTCAGATAAGCATAGGTGAAGATGTTGCAGTTCCCGGCGGTGGTTGGGGCGCTGGAACATGGAGTAGTGGCACATGGGGTACCGCTGTAGGTGATGATGTTACTAATACATTGCGATTATGGTCACTAGATAACTTTGGCGAAGATCTTGTAATGAATCCGCGATTAGGTGGTATTTATTTGTGGGATGCTACTAATCCAACAACAAGAGCTAAAGAGCTTTCTACTATAGTAGGAGCAATTGACCCTCCATCTGAGTCGCTTCAGATAGTTGTATCTACACAAGATCGCCATGTTCTTGCTATTGGATGTAATCCTTTTGGTGAATCAAATATTGATTTAATGCAAATACGCTGGTGCGCCCAAGAAAATGTTCTTGATTGGAGGCCGTCAACAAGAAATACCGCTGGTGATTTAAGGCTTTCAGTTGGATCAACCATTGTTGGTGCGCTTCGAGGTAGGCAAGAAACTGCTATATGGACAGATAATGCTTTGTATAGCCTTCAGTTTGTAGGCGCTCCATTTATATTTAGGGCAACGTTAATTACAGATGGCGTTAGTTTGATAAGCCCTAATGCAGCAATAGTTGCTAATAATGTTATGTATTTTATGGATAGACATAATTTTTATGTTTATACCGGAGTGGCACAGGTACTGCCATGCACAGTTAGAGCATTTATTTTTGACAACCTTAATGATGTGCAGGGACAACAGGTTACTGCATTTGCTAATACTGGGTATAACGAGGTTGGTTGGTTTTATCCATCAACTGGATCAACGGTTTGCGACAAAATGGTTGTTTACAATTATGTTGAGCAGGCTTGGAGTATTTCAGAGCTTGCAAGAGATTCATGGGACGATGCTGGGGCATCGGCAGAGTTGCCGGTTGCGGTTAAAACATCTAATGATGCTGGCTATGTATATGAGCATGAAACTGGATTTAATGATGATGGACAACCCTTATCGGCGTTTATAGAAACTGCGGATTTTGATGTAGCTGATGGTGATCGATTTGCATTTGTTCGCAGATTGTTGCCAGATCTTTCGTTTGTAGGAACATCAACGAATCCAACATTGACATACTCATTGAAGTCACGGAATAACTCTGATGGTACATTAACAACACAGTCATCGGTTGATGTGTCAAATACAACAGACTTTGCTATGACAAATGTAAGAGCGAGGGCTAGGCAAATGCGAGTTCGCATCGAAAGCACTGACGAAGATAATGGATGGCGTTTAGGTGATGTAAGATTAGATGTTAGGGTGGATGGTCGAAGATGAGCACAACATCTAGTGGGGCAGAATTCAGGCAACCTTTGGAGTTACCTCCGCAAGAGTATTCCGAAGAGTATTTTCAGAGGTTGATAAGCCAGATCAGGACAATATTGGGCTTAGTGCCGTCGAGGAATGAGGTAGAGAGCGAAGCGTCTAACATGACTTGGTTCATGTCGTAATGTCTTCTATCTATCAAAATGTCGCTACGACCCTGACAGGGACAAGCATTACTGATGTGTTCGAGTGTCCACAGGGATCAACGGCAATACTGAAGACTGTAAGCGCGTTAAATACTGATGGATCAAGTGCGGCAACGCTTACGGTTCATGTATTTGACAGTAGTGCAGATGCGACATTTGAGTTTGAAACAGGGTCAATAGCCGCCGCAACCCGAAAGGGATACCTAAAGGATGGCGAAGTAATTGTTTTGGAAAGCAAAGACAAGCTCCGAATGACAGCAGGAACAGCCAATTACTTTGATATATTTGTGTCGTTACTTGAGATAACATAACGTTTAAACGCGAAGAGGTTCGTATGAACAGAGACTTTAGCCAAAGAGCACCGCTGCAAGGTCAAGCGGAAATGCTTGCAAGCAAGGGCCGGTATGGTGACACCATGCTGGTGCATATGAACCCCCGCGAAGTCGATGTGCTCGCCCAAATGGTTCCCGGCAACCAACTAACCATTAACCCCGATACAGGACAGCCAGAGGCGTTTTTACCGCTTGTTTTAGGTTTAGCTGGAGCGTTAGCTGGGGGTGCTGCAACAACAGGCATATTGGGCACATTAGGGGCCGTAGGCGCTGGTGCGCTTGGAACAGGATTAGGCACCACTATAGAGACCGGCAGTCTCAAAGAAGGCTTAAAGGCTGGCTTGATAAGTGGTGTGCTAGGCGGTGTTGCAGGAAATCTTATGAGCGGTCTTTCTGGGGCCACTGCTGGTACTGCGGGCACCGCTGGTACTGCTGCTGGCACGACTGCTGGCACGACTGCTGGCACTGCGGCGAGCGGTGCTGGCTCAGAAGCCTTGAAAAATTTAACGACAGAGTTGGCGCAAAAAGGCGCTCAAAATATAACTCCGCCCATCGGCACTAGCGTATTGGCACAAGGTGGGAGCGAAGCTAGTCAGCAAATAGCACAAAATTTGACATCTAGTTTAGCTCCAGAAGCGGCTGGAGGAACACTTGGCAGCATTCTTACTAACCCAGATGTCTTAACTTCAGCATCAATAGGTGGCACTGCTGGCCTTACGGGTCAAGCCATGACCGACCAGTTCAACATGATGAATATGGGTTCTGGCGAAATGATGGATGACGAGGGCGAAGATTTCTATGTGCCGGTGCAGGTGCGTGATCGAGGCGCTCAGTTTGCTGGGGCAGATTATAGCGGTTCTGGTGAATTTGATTACTTTGCTAATCCATTTGGATTCGACCAAGTACAAGATCCTTCTTTTAATGCTGTGCCACCTGTGAGTTTTTCGGAAGGCGGTCGTATCGAAGATGGAATACGCAGGTTTGATATGGGCGGTGGCATTGCTCCTCCACGAATGTCAGATTTATATCAAAACGTTCAATTCCCTGTCCCTAGTTATTTTACAAATCCCTTTGGTGGAGCAGGGCAGCAGCGAGTTAATCAGGTAGCAGACGGAACGCGCACAGAGCAAGTGTATACGCCACGCGATGAAATGATGCCCAATGTAAGTATGGACAACGTTAGAGGCGCGAGCGAAGTAGGGGTTACTGA